CTTATTGCGAATCCTGTTAATGCGGGTATTAAAAATGCTGGTATCATATGTTACTAATATATTAATATACTCGCCTATTTTAACGAATTTACTAGCTCTTAGCAATATCGAGCGATGCTGGATCTATGTCACTATTGATATTTTTACCGTCAATTTGTGTAGCTGTTTCGGTCTTTTTAAACTCGTCTAATAACCTACCTGTATAACTAAATTCTCCATGATGAGATATGTATTCATCTACCAAAGCATACATTTTTATACCTGCATGTTTTGCTAATTTACAGAAATAAAAATCTTCACCTGTATATGTCTTAGCTTTAGGATCCCAATATGTGTCAAAGAAATTATACATATGTTCTCTTGTTACTAACTTACCATCAATTAATGTATGTTGATTTATAGTAAACTCTGGATATTCTTTTATTAAAGCTTCTATAACAGATCGTTTAATTAACATACAACCTGCAGGACCTCTTTCAACTTCTATAAAACCATTTTCAACTGTTACATTAGTTGGATTTGGAACAGCCATTGTATATTGATTGCCTAATAGTCTTCCATCCAATGTTGATCCTTCTTGAATTCTTTGTTTGATTTTATCAAAGTCTAATCCTTTAATTGGATATGGAACTAAACAAATGTCTTTGTCATAATTTATCATTCTTTCAATCATTTTATAGTTAAAAGATATATCTGAATCTATAAATAATAAATGAGTAGCTTTAGTTCCCATAAAACCAGAAACACAAAGCTGTCTTCCTTGTGTAACTAAACTACTTTTCATAACCTGAAACATAACAGGTAATTTTCTAACAAAACATTCTTTTTGAAATTCTAAACAAGCTTTAAAATAATGAATAGACACATCACTGTGTACTGGTGTTCCTACAAATATACTTATCGGTGCATTAGATGCCATTTAAAAATCTCTCCCAATATGTCTTTATTACATTCCAATGGTAGAATTGTCTATAGTACTGCATTTGAAATTTCATAGCATCTGCATTTAAACTGTTAACAAAATCAGGTAATACATCAATAGCCCCTGCAAATTGTTTAGATAAAGCTTCTTTATCTTTTAAATAAGGTACATAAACTGGAAATTCAGCACAAGTTTCATACAATGCTCCAAGGTCCGTGGTCACTGTTACGAGGCCAGCTGCTAACGATTCCATGGCAGCTAAACAAAAAGTTTCTTCAAATGTAGATGGATGAATATAACAATCATATGTATGAAGTATCTTCATTAACTCTTTATGATTTAAATAACCTTTGTAATTAACATTTTTAATTGTTTTTGCTTTATCATATAAAGCTGTAAATTGATTATCAGATACTTGTTTAAAATGATCTCCGTAAATTTGTGTACTTGAATATATATCTAATTCTACTTTATCTGTTTTAATTTGTTCCATAGCAGAAAGTAAAACATCTAATCCACGCCAAGGAGTTGAAGTATAAACAAGCTTTAATTTTTCTTTAGGTTTAAATTCTGTTTTCACTATTAAATCATCATCGAATCCATTTTTAATAACCAATGATATATCTGTTGGTATATCAAATATCATTCTGTATTTTTCATATGTCCAATGTGAATTGAACACGTACCAATCGTATTTTCTATGATTTAATTTATTCTTGAACCAAGGATAAAGATTAGGTTGATCGTAACTATTATGTACCCAAAGGATATTTGTTTTATCTATTAGTAAAGGTGTTTTTTCTGGAATGGATGTAGTGATATTAACTTTATCAAGAAGCTCTTTTGATACGTATTTATGTAAATACTCTAATTGAATTTCCGTGCCACCGTAGGGGTTCATTATTTAGTTTTACCAAATACCTCTAAGGATGCAACTGTTATTTTAATATCTTGTTGTAAATGTTCTGCTTGTGTTGGAGTGTTAGGATTTGCTACATCAGCATTAAACTCAGCAATAGAATTATATACTTCTCCAGTAATTTTATTTTTAATTATTTCTTCAGCCTTAGCTGGTAATATTGGAACTTCTACTCCATCAATTATTGTAGTTTTCATAAACTATTATTATATACTATTAAAGTCTTCCCTGTCCACGATATTCTTTACGATCTTTTCTTTTATTAGGTCTTTTACTATGTCTTCCAGGTCTTTTTTTATTAGTAAATTTAATAAAAGAACCCGAACCATTACTTATTTTTCTAGCCATTTTGTTGAGATCTATTTATCAAAGCGTATGATATTTGTCCAGAGATAGCATTTTCGGTTGACGATTGAAATTTTAAACTATCTCCTTCTTCTAAAACTAATGTATTATTTACTGCATTATCAGTTGAATCTGCTCCAATTATTGTGTGAAAAAACTTATAATCAGTTGAGGCAGAACTGTCTCTTAAATAAAGATTAACCTCCGTAGACGAAACTGTATCATTAGCTAAAGTTATTTCTTTAACTATTGCTCTTGATGAGGCATCAATCGTTAACACTGTTGTAAGTGTTGATGTCGTCAAATCATATCCTTGTACTTTATAAACTATTGTCATGTGGTTACTATTGTAACTGATCTTACACTTGTAGCTAGTTGAATTCCTGTAATTAAGGATCCGTTTGAAGAATTTATTTGAGTATTTCTTCTACCTGTTCCTATTAAAAACCAACTTAAAGTTTGTAAGTCTTCTTGAATTTCATCGTTAAAACTTGTGTTTAATTGATTTTGTAAAGTTTCTAACGCTTGATTAATTTGTCTAAAATTATTAACGGTATAAGGATCCTGTGGTTCCGGTATAAGAATATTTATTTTAGCCATTATGTTTGTGGAGCACTTCCGCCTCTGCCGTCTGGTTGTATATCTACTCTAAATATACCATAACGCCAGTTGTCGTTAAGTGCATCGTTTTCAATTTTTATTGACGCAAGTCTCCCTCGCGCGCGCGTGTCTATCTTATCTGTTGTTGAAGATACTGTAAAGGGTCCCACAGTTGTTTGTCCCTGTGCCGTGGTTGAATCTGCTGGATAAGCTTTAAAGAATAAAGTTACTTTAGCATTACCATCTAAATATTTAAAATCAGGAATAAATCTTCTTATTTTAATAAAAAATTCACCATCTCCTTCTATATCTAAATCAAAGTCTCCTGATCTAATAAAAGCAGGTATTGTAACGTTTGTGATATTTGTACTTGTTAAATTAATAACCTCATTCACACCTACCTCATGTGCAAATACATAACTACCTCCATTAGTAACACCATTTATTGTAGGAGTGTTTGGAGTCAGAGTGCTTAAATATTTAGTAGCACTTGGATACTCTAATACATGAGCATCTTCATATGTTGTTCTTGCAAGTGTTCCTGTAGTCCAAGATTGAAGTTTATAATTATAAGTAACAACTCGATCTATTTCTGTTGATGATGCTTGTGGATAAAACCAGTTAATCTCTGTAAATAAACTATTATGTCCCGCAAATACCGATTCACCATTTGTAAAATTAAGTCCTAAAGAATCTCCTGTTGTAGTAAATACAAAATCTTCAACTGTAGAAGGTAATGCTTTAACTGTTCCATCAAATACAAAGAAGTTTCCAGAATCACCCATCCAATACACAGCACCATCTACGAAGATCGCTGCATGTTGTCCAATGCAACCACAATTAGATCCAACTTGACGTATGCTAAATGTAAAAGGAGGTCCTACAAATTGCATCGTATAAGCAGCTTCATCTGTTATAACTAATATATAATCTTTACCTTTAACAGCAGCTACAATTCTACTACCGTTGTCTAATCTAAATGTCCCAGCTGTGTTTGTAGAAGTTGGTTCATAAACATCAATATCCTCTTGATCTGAGAATCTAATAAACATTGGATCTTGAGAGGAAGGTGTACCAATAGTTGTTTCTGTTCCAAAATGAATTAAATGCCTGTCTCTATCTGATACTCTTGTTAAAACTGTTGCTGTAGGATTACCCGCTACAATAGTTGCACGTGTATTAACTCCTGTGCCTGCTGTTGGAGCCCATTTAAAAGTTTGTCCGTTTTTAATAGTTGCAATTAATAATTCTCCAAAATTGTCTAATGACCATGATCCAGCATCAATGACTGTATTAGATACTGTTCTTGAAGTACCCCAAGTAGATAAACTCCATGTTCCTGCTCCCCATCCATAACCAAATGTCGCGTTTAATGGACCAACAATAACATATGGATTTGTTATAAGTGATCCCCCTGTAGTAACTCCAGTTCCTGTTTCTGTTACAGGCATAGTAATTGTAAAGGTATTTGCAGTGGGTACTGTTTTAACTTCAAATGAATTAGTAGTAAAATTTGCTGATGTAAAACTTGTTGTAGTTGGTCCTGGTGTTGTTACACCTGAAAAATTAATTAAGTCTCCTACCAATAAACCATGAGCATTTTTATTAATAGTTACAGTTGCAGAACTTGTTGTTGATGTATATGTACAACTTGTTAAGGCTGTGCTTAAAGGTGTAATATCATAAAATTCTCCATCAAAAAGAACATATAAAACTTTATCTGTACCTATAACAACGTATCGTCTACCAGTTAAATCGAACCAAGAATGTATGTCTCTAGCTGCACCTACTAGTATAGATGAATTAATCTGCTGCCAACCACCTATCTTTTCAGGTGATCCATATTGAAAACGTACATTATCTCCATCAATCCAACGTCCCTCTGCTTGGGATGCAGTATCATTCTTATCAAAGCCTGGAGGTAAGGGTATCTTTTTTAATGGCATATTTATTCTTATTATACATTAGTTTTGACACTAGTTAAATTATACTATATAAATTCTGCTATCATATAATACGCCTTTTTGCTATTATACAACGCAGAATTTATGAAATTAGTTATATCAGATGTTTTAAACCAACAAGAATTATTTACACTATATAGTGAAATAATATCAACACCAGGGTGGTATCTTAGTAGAGGAAGTATACAAGAGCAAGACACCATAACTTCGGCTGGGTTTTGTGGTATTAGAATAGCAGATTCTAATAATTACTATCACCCATACTTGATGGGAAAAATAAATATTATTTTAGATAAAATTAAAAATGAATGTTTAAAACAAGGAAAAATACTTCCTAATAAAATTTTTAGAGTCGACTGTGTGGCAAAGCAAAAAAACGTAACAACAAAACCACATGTAGATCTTGATCAAGAAAATGCTATTAGTATAGTTGGATTATTAACTCCAGTTTGGAATAAAAAATCAGGCGGTAATTTTTTTATTTTAAACAAAGAAAATAAAATTATAGATGAAATAGAACATAAACCAGGCCAATTTATAGTTTTAAATGCAAATCAAATACACGATGGAAAAGGTCCTGATATTGAAACTGAATATTGGAGAATAATTTTAAACATAGTTTTATTTTAATGGAAAAAGAATTATTATTATTTTCTGGAGGTCCTGACAGTACAGTTTTACTTAAATATTTTTTAACAATTAAAAAACCTTTAGTTGTTTTACACATTGGTATGGGATGGTGTAATGAACTTCAACCAAGAGTAAAAATACAAAAAAAAAGAGTTGATAAGTTAATTAAATATTTTAAAAAAAAATATTATAATTTTGAATATATAGATGCTGGTATTTTTTTAAATTTACCATATAATAATTCACAGTTTGGTACAGATGATCAATGGTGTGCTTTTATTGGAGCTTTGGTATGTAAGACATATAATTTAAAAAAAATGTGGTTTGCTTCTTTTAGTTATAATTGGGATAATAGAATAAATTTTGGAAAAGAACCTCCTTATTGGTTATTACAAGGTAATATGAATTATTATTTAAATTCACCTATTCATTCCTTAAAGACAAATATTCAATTTTGCATACCTAAATTTTCATATAATCGTAAAGAAATTGATAGATTTAAAACAAAAAAAGAAGCTTGGGATTATTTAGAACCAGAGCTAAAAAAATTAGTAAGATCTTGTGAATCAGGCTTGAATTTTTGTGGTGAATGTTATAAATGTCAAACATGGATCTACCATAAAATGATCGATAAAAATAAAAATATACTTTAATGAAAGGAAAAAAATGAAAATAATAATATTGTTTGTGGTTTTATTTATCACTACAAATCTAAATGCTAATGAGACAAAAGATAAAGTTATAAAAAGAGGAGTATTAAACTGCGGAGTTTCTCAAGGCAACCCTGGATTCTCTTCCTCAAATGAAAAAAATGAATGGTCAGGTATTGATGTTGATATATGTAAATCTATTGCTGCCGCTGTACTTGGAGATGCTAACAAAGTTAAATATTTTCCAACATCAGCAAAGGATAGATTTGAAATCTTAAAATCTGGAGATATTGATGTATTAATTAGAACCACAACGTATACATTAACTAGAGATGCAAGTCTTGGTATTGAATTTGCAGGAATAAACTATTTTGATGGACAAGGATTTATGACTAGAAAATCACATAAAATTACTTCTGTAAAACAATTAAATAATTCCACTATTTGTGTAGAAACTGGAACTACAACAGAATTAAATATGAGAGATTATTTTAATACAAATAAAATTAAATATTCTCCTATTGTATTTGATAGTCAAGATGAGATAATTAAAGCATATGATATTGGAAGATGTGATGCTTACTCAACAGATAAAGCACAACTAGTAGCTCAGAGATTTAAATTAAAAAATCCAGACGATCATGTAATTTTGCCAGAAACAATTTCAAAAGAGCCCTGGGGCCCTGTTGTAAGAAATAATGATGAGAATTGGGAAAACATAGTTAGATGGTCTTTATATGTAATGATAGAAGCTGAAGAATATGGAGTTACTTCTAAAAATATTGATTCATTAAAAGACTCTACAAACCCTACCATTAAAAGATTACTGGGAATAGAGGGATCTCTTGGTAAACATTTCGGTTTATCTAATGAATGGTCTTATAACATAATTAAACAAGTAGGTAATTATGAAGAATCTTTTGAAAGAAATATTGGTTCTAAAACACCATTTAATATTGATAGAGGTTTAAATAAACTTTGGAGCAAAGGTGGACTACTATATGTTCCTCCAGTTAGATAACTTAATAAAATATGATAACTTTAGATGAAATAAAACAAGAAGAAAATTTTTCACATAGTATTATTGTTACTTATCCAAGAACAGTACAAATATCACATGGTGTTTATGATAATGTAGTGGACATGCATAATATGTGTACAATGATTTCTTTAAACATAGGAAAAGAAGAAGTTACAAATGTTTATGGAGGTAAAACACCATGGGGATTTTTTAATGATAAACCAGAGTTTACAAGGTTTATAGATTATGTAGTTCAAAAACATCAAATCTCAAATCCCTTTTTTAACAAACAAAATTGGTATAATAAGGATATAGTATTTGATTCTTGGGGTAATGAGATTAAAAAAGGAGACAGTATTGTAATGCATACTCATCCACATCATCATTTAATTTTATATTTAACTGAAGGAGCTCCCTTGGTACTTCCAGAACTTAAAATGACTATTCATCCTAAAAAAGGTCATTACTACATATTTCCACCTCATATATTACACGGTGTAAACAAAATTGAAGAAGTAGGTAAAACCAGATATTGTCTGGTTACTAATATTATATCAAATGGAAATTGGAAAAAAAATAAAATAATAAAAGAGGCAACTGATGCAAGAGAGAAAAAATAGTATTAAAGACTTTATAGGTGTTTATGATGGATATATCCCAGATGAAGCATGTGATCAAGCAATAGAGTTATTCAAAAAATATCAGGAATTCAATAAGGTATTCTCAAGATTTACATCAGAAGGAACAACACAAGATAAAAAAGACGATAAACAATTATTTTGTACAGGAGATGTTTTAACGGATGAAGAATTTAATGTTAATAAATTAAAAGCATTAATGATTAATTTTGATATGGCATTAAAACACTATTACATTGAAACCAATATTAAAAAATATACTGGAGAAGACATTATAACAGATCATGTTAAAATCCAAAAAACTATACCTTCTCAAGGATATCATATATGGCATATAGAGCATAACCCAGGAAGAGATATGGAAAAAAGAATTCTTGTTTATTCAATATATTTAAATACCGTTGAAGATGGTGGAGAAACTGAATTTTTATATCAATCGCAAAGAGTAAAACCTGTTAAAGGTAGAATTGTAATATGGCCAGCTGGATTTCCTTATGTGCATAGAGGCAATCCTCCATTAAGTGGAGAAAAATATATTGTTACTTCTTGGATTAATTATAAATAATTAAGGTCTAGCGCCTAATCTTGTAACTTTTTGTTCTCTTGTTTCTCCCTGAACATTGTTATTATCCCAAGCAAGTTGAGATTGGTAAGTTTGTTCAGACAAATTAAATTTATCAATATATTTTTGAATAATAGAGATATCTGTAATGACAACATCTTCTCTTGGATTTTTATATTCAATTTGTTTTAACCCATCAGAATGATATTGAATTGCATGTATTCTAGGATCTACATTATTCCAAAATTCTAAATCATTATTAATAACATGACAACGTCTTATTGGAAATTGAGTGTCCGATGTTTCTAAATAAATTTGTTTGTCAGAGGGTATAACTGTTAAATGCATAATCTACCTTTAAGTTTTTATAATATAATTTAATACTAATCCAGGTTGAAGAACAGAGTTTGCTGTACCTGCAAAGTTTGCTGATAAAGTGTGGTCATGAGATTGACCTCCACCTGCTGCTTGAGTGCTTGAAGCAGCTGCAAAGGTTGGATACATTTCACCTGCAGTAAGGGCTCTCTGCACATTTGCTGCACCTCCACCGTGAGAATGTGAAGCGATCTGTTGAGTAGTTAAAGTTGTGGCACCCGTTGATCCTGCAATGTTTCCAGTTGGAGTTACAGTATTTGCTCCGATACCTTGTGCTAAAGCTTTAGAATTTGCTGAACTAACACCTACAACCGTTCTATCTCTTAAATCTGGAACGTTAAAATTTGCACCCGATCCACCGTATGTGTAAGCAATGACTGCAAATAATGCAGCATAAGTTGTTGTAGAATAAGATGTACCATCACATAATAAAAATCCAGATGGAATTGAAGCTGATCCCCAAGGAACAACTATTCCAGTATTCACACCTTGAATACCTGTTAAATATGCTCCGTCGTAATTATATTTTGTTTCTGCGTAATTTGCCATAATTATTTATCTTTGTATGTCCAACCTACTGTTGCATTACCTGTATACACTAAACTAAGTCCAGCACCTTGAGTTGCAATAACTAAGTTGCCTGAGGTATTTGCTATATTACTTCCGTTGGGATTGATTGTCAAATTGTTAGTATTAAACTTATAGTTTGAGTCTATTATTGAAACTTCATCACCAGCGACTGGGGACGCAGGTAAAGTTAATGTCCATGCTGCAGTTGATGTATTAGCAAGTATTTGTGCTCCTGCTTGAACAGTTACAGTTGTAGTGGCTGCTCTCCATACTCTAGATTCAATAAGTTCTCCGACATTAGTACCATCTGAATACAAAACATGTCTATTTCCTTGAGCTAATAAAACACCAGTTCCAGAAGCTGTTTTAACTGTTAATGAATTATTTGAATGTACTGTGCTGTCTATAATATTATAAACTTTTTCAATACCGTCTGGCACAACTACAGTTGTTGCTCCAGTTAATGTTCCAGTAAATTCTAATGTAGCATTTCTAGCATTAGAGATTGTAGCATCTGTCATCACTAATGTTGTATTAGTAGATGTAAGTGCTACTGATTGATAACCAGCAATTGCTTGTTGTAATAAGTTTAAATTTGTATTTGTTTTATCACCCCAGGTTCCAGAGTTTTCACCTGTTACCATTAACTCCAGTTTGAGGTCTGTAGAGAAACTAGATGCCATAAATTTCTTTTAAATTTGTAATAATACCTAATTTTAGTTTGATTAAGCCGCTATGTCAACAACCGCCCAATTGTTAGTTACACCTATATCCACTACCGCCCAATTGTTAGTTACACCTATATCCACTACCGCCCAGGCTGTAATAAATAAACGACCTGTAGAAGTGGTTATATTTAGACCTGTAATATCTGGTGCTACATCTACAATTATAGACACTGAATTTATAGTAGTTGTTGCAGATACTGAAGTTACATCTACAAGTGTATTTGCGTCTAATTCAGCTGTTCCTAAACTTAAAGAAATTACATTTCCAGTTAAAAATACAGCAGCTGTAATATCAACTTCTTCATCTCCTATAGAGATAGTTAATGAACTCCCATTTACATCTATATTAGCATCCGCTGTAATAGAAACCGTTGCTACTGTAGTTGCTAAAGATTGTCCTGTAACAGTTGCATCAAAATCTATTTGAGCAGATATTGTTCCAGTAGTTGTAGCAGAACTTATTCCAGTTAAAGTAAGACTAGCGTCTCCTGTAATAGATAAAGTTCCAGTAGTCGTGTTTAATTGATTACCAGTTACATCAACTTCTTGTGAAGGGGTAAGAACAGCATCTGCTCCAATAGAAATATCCATTCCACCGATATTGCCCCACGAGCCATACCCCCACGATTCAGTGCCCCAAGGTAAATCACCAGGAGAAGTAACATAAACTTCAATTGAAGGAACCAATACGGTATCTGTTCCTAAAGTTAAATTTAATAAATTAGTTGTTATATTAGCATTAGCATCTGCTGTTATAGAAAGAAAATCTGTAGTTGAATTTAATAAATTTGTATCTAAATTTAAATTACTATCAGCGGTGATAGAAAGAGAATTTGTTGTTGAATTTAATAAATTAGTAGATATATTTATTATAGCATCTTGTTGAATTTCTGCAGAACCAACATTTGTGGATAAAAGTAAACTTGATAAATCAACACTAGCAAGTCCAATAATTTCAAATCCAATTGTTCCTGCCCAAGCACTTGATCCCCAAGTATTTTCTGACCATGTAGTTGGAATAGCAAATGTTTGAGTGGTTGTATTTAATTGATTTCCTGTTACTTCAACATTTTGTGTTAAAGCAATCGATTCATCTCCAATATTAGATTCTAAACCAGAAATACCAGCGTATCCTGAAGAACTCCAAGATCCTTCACCCCACGTGGTAGAAGTACCAGGTGACGTTACGTTTACTGTAATATCTGCCACCTGGCCCTCCTAAAATTATGCGATTCTTAATATAGCTGCTGCTGATGTAAATGCTGGAAATACTATTGTAAATGTTCCTGATGTTGCTGTTTTATCTGCACCAAAATCTAAAACGCAAACTGCTTTATTAGTAGCAGATGTATTATAAATTAAAGCTCCTCTAGCAGTTAATGTAACTCCTGTAAAAGATAAATCTGCAAAATCTACTATACCAACAGAACCATCAAGTGATACTGTTTGACTTTGTAAAATTCCACCAGTTGCTGTGTATTGTCCTGAGTTAGCAACTTCTCCTGAAGCTGTATACGCTGTAGTAGCTGCGGATAAGTTAGCAGCTGATGTATATAATGCTAATTTAAAAACTTGCCCTGAACCTGAATCGAAATCGTGTACTGCACCTAAAAGTTCTGACTTAAATGTGTTGCACACTGCTTGTGTTATTGCCATATGTTGTACTCCTTATAGTTGTTATGGGGATGGTGACGGTACTTTAATTCGTAACGTTCCATCCTGAAATTCGTCTCTACGTCTTCGACCTGTTTGTTCTAACGTAAATCCTTGTAATGCCATATTATACTTCTCTTGATACAGTTTGTACATATCCATGGGTCCTTTTAAATATGCAAAAGCTTCTACTAAACAAGCATATAATAATAATTCTGGTGCATTAACTGAAACATAAGTTTCTGTATTTGTCGTACTTAAACCATCTGGAGTATAAATATAATCTAATTCTACTACAAAAGCTGAACTTGGTGTAGGAGCTACTTCAATAGCATTTTCTCTAAATGTAGCGTAATACTTAGGAAAACCAGTAGATCCTGATGAATTATATTCAGTTATAAATGTATCATCTCTTGGTTCTAGTGAAACTTGAATACCAGATGTATTTGTAGCAACAACTGAACGAACAATTAAAGCTCTTCTTGATGTTGTTGAACCTGAAGACTGTGGAGAATCAGGAAGTATTAAATATTTATTATTAGCTGTAAATGTAGACGTCGCGTACTCGCGCGCGTAGTCAGCATCTGCTTCTCTAAATATCTTAAATTCAGCATCTCTAATAAAACCATTTACAATAGTAGCTGTTAAAACTTCAGAACCTACTTCTGTATAATCTCTAATTTTTTGTATTAATTCTGCGTATGTCATTTTATGTTATATTAATAGTTACTTCACCTACACCTGTGTAAGCTGCTCTTCTTGTATTAATAATATCTCCACTTATACCTGGTTGCATTCCATTTGAAACATATTGTCCTGGCCAATAATATAAATCTAATAATACATCACATGCACCACCAGGTCTTACATCTGCTCTTGGAGATTGTAATGCTTGAGCATCTCCGCCTTGAGATCTAAGTTCTAGTTGAGGTTGTTTTGCTTCATATTCTGAAAAATGTACGAATGAACCATTCCACTCTTTAACCATTTCAAGATAAGGAAATTGCATTCCTGATCTATCTGATATAGCTAGTGATCTTTTACCTTTAGCAAATACTGGCATAAATTATCCTTGTGGAAAATAATTTTGTGGTGTTATATATAAACTAGTTCTTTGTCCATCTTCGTCCAAAGCTCTTCTCATTTCATCTTCATAAGCCATTTTTAATAAATCTATTCTTTCAGGCGATCTTTTTTGTGCTAAATAATAAGCAAGTCCTGAAACCATACATGGTATAAATCTATAAGGTAAATCTGCGTCATTAGTATAAGAACCTGCATCTTGAATTCTTTGTAAGTAATAATATTTTAAATATGTATAAGTATTTGCATCAGGAGCAAGATATAAACTAATAGTAGGAGTTATCTGTCTATCCACATAATATTGTGATGGTTGACCAGTTTGTCCTTTATTTGGAAGTGCAGCATAAGTTGATCTATCAATTTTAGTTAAAGATAGATCTGTTGTTGATGTTGTAATACCTGATGTTGAAGAAATATAAGCCTCTAAAATATCACTACAATCGCTAGGTGTAGTATAAGTAATAGTACCTGCAGTTAATGCTTGGTTTTTTAGCTCAACTTTCCAAAGATGAACTCCTCTATTACCCCATTCAGAAAACAATATATTTAAACTTCTTCTAGCTGATTTAATGTCATAACCAGAATTAGATCGAATACCTATTCTTTCATAAGCTTCTTCTACAATTTCATCAATTGATAAGTTAAAATCTGTTGTGCCTGATGTAGCCATTTATATTAAATCTCCATAATACTTTTTTTGATGTGGTTTAGTATAAATCATACCACCTTTACTTTTTTCTGTTGGTTTTTCTTCTACTGTAGTTTTAAATTCTGTTGCTTTATATCCAGTTCTCTCTTCTGGCTCTGTAGAAGTTTGACTTCCAGTATTAGTTTTATAATCAATATAATCTTGTGGTGAAGCTGCTGAAAGTTGTGACACGATTGTGCTAGGATCTGGTATTCCTCCTACAAACATTTTATTAACTTTCTTTTTAATTATTCCACCTTTTTTTTCAGGAGTAGGATCTATCTTAAAAGAATATTGTCCTGTTTTATTAAAATCTTTTTCTTGTTTTGTTTTAGATTTAGCTTCATTAAGCTGTCTAATATATTCCTTAGTGCCAAGCCTTTTCATTTTTTGAATTTCTGTTTCGTTATCGTCAGACATTATTTTAATAAATCTCCATAGTAGTCTACTTTGGATTGATTAGAATGTTTTACTCCATCAAACTCTCCACTTATAAATTTACCCATGTAAGCACTTTCTTTTTTAAGAGTTGGTACATTACTTGGTTTAGGTCCGGTGTTCGCGGCTTGTTGTTTTCGTGCCACGGCACTTGATTTTTGTCCACGGCTCATAGATCTAGTCTTTGCAATAGGCACACACTTAGGATAATTACTTCTTTTTTCTCCACCGCTTCTTCCACATTTAGGATAAGAACCGTCAGATTTTTTATTTGCAATATCCACCCACTTTTCTTTAACCCAGTTACGTAAACCCATATTAATATTTTTTAGTTACTTTTCTTCTTTTTTCCATTACAGCTCCACAACCTTTAGCAACACCACCTTGTTTATAATTAGATACTGCTTTTCTTTCTTGTGAAATACTGCCACCACTCATTTTCTTTTTTTTACCACCAGGCACAATTTTACCTGAACATACTGCGCTCGCATACATGTTCGCGTACGCGCTAGGGTACACTTTAAATTTTGCTTTAGCTGCAGCTTTTCCTCTTGGACAAAGTTTACTCATTATTTTTTCTTTCTTTTTTTAGATTTAAGCATGGCTCTTGAGGGTTTTGCACCTCGTATCTTGCCTTCGATTTGTTGCGGTATTTGTGATCTTCCTATTGGCATTTTTACTCCATTGGTGAATAAACGATTTTACCACCTATCTTCTGTGCCTTCAAGTATTGCTTCCTATTGTTATTTATTGAATAACTACAATGTACCCATCCAGAATTAGGCTCATTCTCATTCCAAAATTCTAATATACACTGATCGTATTCAAGATTAGTTGTAATCCAATCAGCTAACTCTTTGTTAGCTACACCAAATATCTCAAAATCTGCTGCTTGACCTTTAGTATGCTGACTTTTATATGAAGAACCTACAGCTTCACAAAGTGCCGCTGATCTATACCCAGAACTCACGGACAATGGCATACCATAAAAGTCTCTAATAGGTTGTAGTATATTTTCACAAAGTATTTTTAAATTTAATATATTTTCGTCATTTGGTGTATTATCTATTCCAAGTCTTGTCGCTTCTTGAGACTTTGTTAATTCATTTAATGTAAAACTTTTACTTAGATTCATAAATTTTTCTTATAATTTCATAAGCTGTATTACTAAATTGATTTGAGTATTCCGGGCTACAACAAAAAAAATATGTATCAAAATTTAAATTGGGTATTTCTAATAAAAAATTATAGAAATTAAAATTTTTTAAATTTTTTCTAAGATCAACATTTCTATTTGGAACAGAATCATTTTTAGATATCCAAGTATAATTTATTTTTTTATTAAATACATTTGATAAATGAAATAGCCAATTTCCTTCATCTATCATATTATTTTTATTAATATTATAACTATAATCATGATGTTTATCTATATTAACTAAATTATATTCATTAACGCCATGTTTAAATAATGAATAGATATTATCATGATAATATGAAAAAGTAATTTTTTTATCTTTATTTACATTTTTATTTATGTAAACAATTAATTCTTCCATGTCTTTTAAAGATTCTACCCAATCAAAATCTATTGATAATATGTTTTGTATTTTTATATCTTTATTTAGTTTCATTTCTTAATTTTTTAATAACCTCAATAACATGTTTTTCATATTCTTTGTTTGTAGAAAAACTATCTAATGCTTTTGCCATTTTAATAGGATCTCTATTGAATGACATATCCCTAGCTTTTCTAAATTCTGTGTACACTTGTTTTGTATTTAAAATTTCTATGTAATACTTAACAGATTCGCACTTGCTTTTAAAGACCCTGACACGCCATTCTATAGTATCCGGTTGTTTATAAGGTAGCATTCCCTCTTTTGACCATACCCTTATACCAAATAGATTATTGCCCTCTAATGCGAACCTTGACGTTCCATAGTTGCTTTCTACGATAGCTTGAGCAACTATAAGCTCTGTATTTATATGTTTGTTTTTAGGGATGTCAAAATTGAGGTAGGAGATACACTTTTTGAGTGAGGCAATGAATTCTTGATTATTATGATATTCAAACCTTGGAGGACCAAACCCCAGGCTCTTAGCCCAGGCGATTGTGGCGTTCTCAGTCTTCTTCTTGGCGACGGGGTTCGGAAAGAATGTACCTAATACAAACGCTAGTAGAGCTACTATCAAATACTTTATTAACAAATTCTTTATTGTCATGGCATTTACAGTGATTTAAGAGACAGCATCCAACTGTCAAATTGTTAATACAATTATTTTTTGATTGTTGGTACAACAAGTTTGTCTAAAATATCTAGTCTTCTTTCAAGCACGTCTATTCTTGCTCTATTTTGACTTGCTCTAGAATTAATTTCTTGAACTGAATCTAATAGATCTTGTCTTAGTTTTTCTCTAGCTAGTGCAGCATCTAAATTTGTAACTTGTTTATTATCTGCCGATACAACTATTTGAACTTTTGATTGGAGTGTATTTACATTATTTTGTAATGTTGAAAGTGCGTTCATTAAATAAACCACACAAGTAAATAGAATAGGTATTATTGCAAATATAATTTTTTGTCCTATTTCGCCCATAATTATTTTTTATCCTTATCTATTATATCATAAAAAAAATTGTCTGTGTCATCTGTCACAAACCCTTTATTTTCAACATTCCATTCTGTAGTTTGAACTTTATAATCTGGCCAATGTTTAGAAGTGGTAAAGCTAGGAATACTCCACAGAATACGATTATTAGGCTGAGCTGCATAATTACCGTTATCAAGAGCCAAAACGTGAGCACACTTATGCTGATCAGGTATTTCGGAATGTTCAGTATCCAA